ATCTGAAAAACCTTATTATTATCAAAAAGTAAGAGACTATTTGAATGATAAGTATAATGTAGTTATAAGTGTTAATGAGGAGGCTGATGATACATTAGCTATTGCTCAAAGTAAAGATCCAGAGGGCACATGCATATGTACTGTGGATAAAGACCTTTGGATGGTTCCTGGAAACAAGTATAACTTTAGAAAAGAAGAAGCAAGTTATGTAACGGAGTTTGATGGTATGAGATCAATGCAATTTCAAATGTTAGCTGGCGATCCTGTGGATAATATCCAAGGTGTGCCTAAAATAGGAAAAGTGGGTGCTGAAAAATTATTAGCAGCTAACCCTGAAATTGATGATGCCTGGGTTGCAATTGCTAAAGCTTATAAAAATGCCTATGGAGAATTTCACAAATGTGTGATGGTTGAAATGGGAAGGTTGCTCTGGATGAGAAGAGTAGAAAATGAAATGTGGAATCTTCCACAAATATTAAGAAAAGGAGAAATATAAATGGCAAATTTATTAGAAAATGTTGAGCTAAGTTGGTGCTTTTTGGACCCTAAAAATCCTCAATTAAATTTTGAGAAAAAACAATGGTCAGCAACAGCTAATGTAGATAAGAAAACTGCTTCGGAGTTCAAAAAGAAAGGGCTAATACGCTCTTTACGACCTGTTGAGGACGCAGAAGGAAACGAAACAGGCCAGTATAAGCTAACTTTTAAGGCTAACGCAGTAACTGCAGGGGGCAAAGATCTTAAGGCGCCAGGCGTATTTACTAAAGATGCAGCCGGGTTAATTGTACCTTTGGTAGGGGTAACTGTTGGTAATGGTTCGAAAGGAACTATTTCTTATGATACCTATGATTGGAAATATAATGGGACTAGTGGAACTTCTATGTCACTTAAGAATGTATTAGTTTCCGATCTAATCCCTTACGAGGCTGATGTTCCTGCTGGTTCAGAGTTTGGAACAATTGAAAAAGGTGCGGAGTTTGTTGAAGCTTCCCCATTTAAAGACGATTCAGACTTAAACCTTGACATTGACGCAGATGACGAGTTTTAAATAAGGACCCCTCGGTGATTTTCTTGGAGGAGAAAGTCACTCGAAACACCAGGTAATACTGGTGTCATACGCTACCGTTGAAGGCGTATCTGATGAGACAACGGAAATAAATAATACAAAAGGAGATACACATGAAAGAACAACCAGGCGTATTTGTTCGCCACGAGGCTTGTCCAGCTTGTGGATCGAATGACAACAGGGCCATATATGATAATGGGGGTAAGTTTACTTACTTCTGTTTTGGATGTGAGGACTCTGGTTTTATAAAAGAAACAAAAATAGAACAAACACAAACACAAGGAAGTGAATTTATGAATACAAGAGAGACAGTGCAAGAAGTAAATGGCTTCCCAGTGAGAGGCTTTAAAGAAAGAAGAATTAAAAAGGCAGTAGCTGAGCTTTATGATGTTAAAGTGGGTTATAGTGAATCTGATGGTAAAACTATTCAATTTCATTATTACCCAATTACTAACAAAAATAAAGTTGTTGGGTTTGAAAGAAGAGAGGTAGAAGGTAAAAAGTTTACAGCCATTGGCTCTGTTAAAAATAGCGATGAGCTATTTGGACAATCTAAGTTTCCACCCGGAAGCGCTAAGAAAATTGTAGTAACTGAAGGGGCTTTAGACGCTATGTCTGTTCAACAATTATATCAAAGTAAGCAACAAGAATGGCCAGTAGTATCGGTTATTAATGGCGCGGGTAACGCAAGAAAACAAATTCAAGCTAACTTAGAATATTTAAACAGCTTTGATGAAGTTGTTTTTATGTTTGATGCGGATGAACAAGGTAGCGATGGAGCAAAAGACTGTGCTAAAATTATTCGCACAGGTAAAGCTAAAATAGCTTCATTAGGTAGACATGGGAAAGATGCTAATGATTACTTAAAGGCAGACAAACTTTATGAGTTAGAAAAAGCTATTTGGAATGCCGAAGCTTACTCCCCAGCCGGAATTGTAAATTCTGCTGATACGTGGGCATTGTTTAACGAAGACAGAAGAGAAGACTCTATTCCATACCCGGATTGTTTTGGTGAAGTTAATAAGATGACTTATGGCAGAAGAACGGGTGAGCTAACAATATTTACAGCTGGCACAGGAAGTGGCAAATCTTCATTTGTTAGAGAAGATATTTATCATGTTCTTCAAACAACAAGCATCCAGGTAGGTATTGTGTCTTTAGAAGAATCTATTAGAGAGACACTTGATGGACTAATTGGTTTGCACTTAAATAAGCGTATAACTTTACCTGATGTTGAGTTTGATCGCGAAGGGGACGAAGGAAAAAATGCTTGGGAAGCCGTTGCTGGTGAAGGTAGATTAACTTTACTTGACCATCAAGGCTCTGTCAGTGATAATTCATTAATGGAAAAAATTGAATTTATGGCTGCCAGCGGGTGTAAGTTTATATATTTAGACCACATAACTTTAGCTGTAAGCGAAGTTGATGGAAGTGTTAATGAGTCTATGGATAAACTAATGTCTGACTTATTAAAATGCTGTAAGAAATTTGATGTTTGGATTGGAGTGGTTTCCCACTTAAGAAAAACAGGTGGGGGAACTAAGACTTTTGAAGAGGGCGCAAATATAACTGAAGACGCGCTTAAAGGATCAGGTTCTCTTAAACAAATTGCTTTCCAAATTATTGGCTTTAGCAGAAATAAATATGAAGAAGACGAGTTTGAAAGACAACGAGTCAAGATTAGCGTGCTTAAGAATCGTTTTACAGGATTTACAGGGCCTGCTGGTCATGCAAGATTTGACAGCGACACAGGTAGATTAACTAATGTACCGGTAGAATTTAGTCAATTATAAATAATAAAGGAGATATAAATATGAATGAAAAGCTCGTAGTTGATCTGGAGGCAAATGGCTTCCAGAATGATGTTACTAAGCTATGGTGCATCAGCATGTTTAATATAGAGACAAAAGAAAAAGAAACCTTTACAGACCATAATAGTAATTATAGGGGTATTAAAGAAGCCCTTAAAATTATGTCAACAGCAAAACAAATTATTGGACATAATTGGATTGCGTATGATCAGGTAGTATTAGAAAAGTTGTATAACTTTAAAACTAGTGCAACTCTTATTGATACATTTCTGATGTCTCAGTTATTAAACTTTAACCGCAAGTTAGGGCGAACTAAAGGTAGGCATAGTTTAGCCCAATGGGGAGAAGCTTTAGGAGTTCTTAAACCCGTTCAAGAGCAATGGGAAGTGTATGAAGATGCTATGCTTAACAGGTGCGAAATGGACGTACAAATAAATGTGCGTGTTTATGTGCAGTTAATGAAGGAGTTTAAGAGCTCGGGTATACCAAAATCAGTTATTCAACGTGAGTTTGCAATTGCTAAAATTAGCGCGCAGCAAGTAAAGAATGGCTGGTTAATTGATGAAAGGTTAGCCCTAAGGCACATAAACTTTCTTAAGAAGGAAATTGAAACACTTAGGGAAAAGATTGAGCCATTAATGCCAAAGATTGTTAAATGCCCCGATGTTTGGGTTACTAATAAGGAGTGCAATGAAATTTTAGGCACTACAGGTGTTAAATATGATATCCACTTAAAAGAAGGCCAACGCTTAAAGAAGCCTATTGTTCCTAGATACACTAAAGCTGGCGTGTTACATTCAGCGCAAACTAAGTGGCTTGGGGAAGGGGTAAAAGTGTACGGGGCTTATTGCAGAGTAGAATTTCACGACGCTAAGTTAACACAACATAGTGAAGTGAAAAAATTACTATTCAAAAATGGTTGGAAACCAACTGAGTGGAATGTTAAACGAACTGCTGAAGGAAGAATGATTAGGACTTCAGCTAAATTAACGGAGGATTCTTATGGGTCTATTAAAGGTACTCTTGGAAAAGATATCGCTCTTCATGCTACGTATCAGCATCGCCTTAACACTCTTCAAAATCAAAAAGAAGAGAACAAAGGCTGGCTAGGCTCAAGACGCAAGGATGGTAGAATTGAATGTGTACCTTTTACTTTGGGAACTGCTACTGGGAGAATGAGTCATAAAAACTTAGTAAATGTACCCGGGGCTAAAGCGACATTTGGTAAAGAAATGCGAGAAATCTTTATAGCCCCACGCGATCGTGTTTTAGTTGGGTGTGACTTAGCTTCTGCGCAATTAAGGCTATTAGCCGCTGCTATGGGGGATAACACATACTCAGAAACAGTTATTGCTGGCAAAGAAGCTGAAGGCACGGATGTGCACACTGTAAACCAAAAGGCTGCGGGGCTAAGAACTAGGGCGCAGGCTAAGACTTTTATTTACGCATTCCTGTTTGGTGCAGGAGATAATAAAATTGGGTCTATTGTTGGAGGTAAGGCTAAAGATGGGAAGGAGCTTAAAGCAAAATTCTTAAAGAGCTTTCCCGCGTTAAGTAAGTTACAGTCTAAACTTAGATTAGATTTTGAAAAATCTGGGGGTAAAACTATTACCGCTCAAGATGGCAGAAAAATCCAAGTTGACTCTCCACATAAGCTGCTAAACTATTTGCTACAAGGTAATGAGGCTATTCTTGCAAAAGAGTGGGCTAACATATCCGCAAAGTTAATAGAAAAGAATAGCATTGATTGCAAGCTATTAGCAATTATGCACGATGAGCAAAACTTTGAATGCTCTGTTGAAGATGCGCCTAAGCTAGCAACTGTGTTAGAAAAAGCTGCAACAATGGCAGGAGAGCATTTAGGATTTAATTGCAGAATGGACGGTACATCTAAAATAGGAGAAACTTGGTATGACATACACTAATGGAAAACTAAAAGACAACGATGGGATTTATTGCGAAAGAGTAAATGGCGAAGTTTTGTGCATGAGATTTTCTGAGTACATGAAAAAAGGGTTTGTGCCCTCTGAGGCAGTGCCTATTAAAGAAATGACAAATCCCCCAAAAGGGCATTAAGTAGATTAAGCAATCTAACCTAAAAAACAATATAGGTTGGGTTGCTTTTTCGCAAGCAAATAAGGAGAAATATGAGAAATTATTTAGGAATAAAAATTGATCTTAAAAAAGATTTAAAAATAACCGAGCAAGCTAAAGAGCTACTTGATAATTTTTATTTAAAAAAAGGGGAAACATCACCTCAACAGGCGTACGCAAGAGCTAGCGTCGCTTATTCAAAAGGTGATTTAGAATTAGCTCAAAGATTGTATGATGCGGTATCAGATGGGTGGTTTATGTTTTCATCCCCAATACTGTCTAATGCGCCAAAAGAAGGTGAAGCAGTTAAGGGCTTACCAATTAGCTGCTTTTTATCTTATGTACCAGACACATTAGAAGGTCTTATAGAACACCAATCCGAGCTAGCTTGGCTATCGGTTAAAGGGGGTGGAGTTGGGGGCCATTGGTCAGATGTTAGAGCTGTTAGTGATAAGGCGCCGTCGCCAATACCTTTTATTAAGGTTGCTGATTCTTCAATGACAGCGTACAAGCAGGGCAAGACAAGAAAAGGGTCATATGCGGCTTATTTAGATATTAGTCACCCCGATATTGTAGAGTTTCTTAATATTAGAGTTCCCACTGGTGGAGACAGCAATCGCAAGTGTTTTAATCTACATAACGCTGTTAATGTAACCGATGATTTTATGAATAAAGTTATTGATGGTAAATCATGGGATTTAATTGATCCTCACGATAAGTCTGTTAGAGATACGGTAGATGCTAGAGATTTATGGCAAAGAGTGCTTGAAACAAGATTTAGAACAGGAGAGCCTTATATTAATTTTATTGATGAAGCTAATAGAAAATTACCGCAAGCTTTAAAAGATCACGGCTTGTCTATTAAAGGTTCTAATTTGTGTAATGAAATACATTTGCCCACAGACTCAGATAGAACAGCTGTGTGCTGCTTATCATCTCTTAACTTAGAAAAGTTTGATGAATGGCAAAATACTACTTTAGTGCAAGATTTAATTACTATGCTAGATAACGTGCTTGAAGAGTTTATAAAGCATTCCCCACCAGAAATATCAAGAGCTGTGCACTCCGCCGCATCTGAGCGAAGCTTAGGCTTAGGGGCTATGGGGTTTCATAGTTACTTGCAAGCAAGCAATATACCTTTTGAATCCGCATTAGCCGTAAGTAAAAATCAAATAATGTTTAAACACATTAAAGAGCAAGCGGTTGAGGCTACTAAAGCTTTAGCTAAAATAAGAGGCGAGTACAAGTTAGGTAAAGGAACAGGCCGCAGAAATAGTCATTTATTAGCTATTGCGCCTAACGCCAACTCGGGTATGATACTTGGGACATCCCCTTCTATTGAACCTCTTAAGTCAAACGCATTTACGCATAGAACCAGAGTAGGAGCCCATTTGATTAAAAATGCTAATTTGGAATTTGTATTAGAGGAGCATAGGCTTCGGTTAGCCAAAGGCAAAGAATGGTTAGAAGAAGAGTGGAGAGATATTATAAGACACGAGGGATCTGTTCAGCATTTGGACTATTTGACAGATTGGGAAAAAGATGTATTTAAAA